GTATGATGTATTTGTTGCAGCTCCTGAGAAAGAAAAAAGATATATAAGAATAATGTTAGAAAAAGGTGAAGATTTAGATATGGACGCAAGAATATTTATGTCTACAATTCATGCAATAAAAGGTGGCGAACAGGATAATGTAATTTTAGCTTTACATCAAGGAGATAAAATACAAAAATCTATAAAAAGAAGTGTTGACAAACGTGATGAAGAACATCGTGTTTGGTACGTAGGAATTACAAGAGCACGTAATAATTTATATAAACTTAAATCAAAAATAAAAAGAAAGGAGTACAGATTATGACACACAAAGATATTTTTAAAGATGCGTTTCCACAAGATAAGCAAATTGGAGGATCACATTATAAATCGTTTCGTATACAGCCTTACGAATTTATTTCAAAGAATGACCTTTCATTCTTTCAAGGGAACGTTATAAAGTATGTGTGCCGTTATTTAAATAAAAATGGTATACAGGATTTAGAAAAAATTAAACACTATTGTGATTTAGAGATAAAAAAATTGAAAGATAAAAAATGATATTACCTGATACAGAATGGTTAATGCCAACAGAATATCCTGATCTTAGATCTTATCCTGAGATTGCAATTGATTTGGAAACAAGAGATCCAGAATTAAAATCAAAAGGGTCAGGCTCTGTAATTGGTGTAGGTGAGATTGTAGGATTTGCTGTGGCCGTAGAAGGATACAAAAGATACTTTCCTATTGCACATGAAAATGGACCTAATATGGATAGGAAAAAAACTTTAGAATGGTTTAAAGATTTGTGTGAATCTCCCGCTACAAAAATATTTCATAACGCTATGTATGACGTATGTTGGATACGTAAATTGGGTATAAATATCAATGGTTTAATAGTAGATACCATGATTGCATCATCATTAATTGATGAGAACAGATATTCATACACACTAAATACTTTATCGTGGCATCATTTATCAAAAGGTAAAAACGAATCTAGATTAGTTCAAGCTGCAAAAGAAAGAGGACTAGATGCAAAAGCAGATATGTGGAGACTACCTGCAATGGAAGTTGGAGCATACGCTGAGAAAGATGCTGAACTAACTTTAGAACTTTGGCACAAGTGTCAAAAAATAATTATCGAAGATAACTTACAAGATATATTTAATCTTGAGACAGATCTATTTCCTTGTCTGGTAGATATGCGATTTCTTGGGGTGAGAGTGGACGTTGAAAAAGCTCATAGAGTGAAACAAGACCTACAATTACAAGAAGAGATGTTGTTGTTACAAATAAAAAAAGAAAGTAACCTAGACATTCAACTAATGGCTGCAAGAAGTATCGCCACACTTTTTGATAAATTAAAATTACCATATTCCAGAACTGCAAAATCAGACGAACCATCATTTACTAAAAACTTTCTTGTTAATCATCCACATCCTTTAGTACAAAAGATAGCACAAGCTAGAAAAATAAACAAGGTAAGAACAACATTTATAGATTCTATTTTAAAGTACGAGCATTGTGAAAGAATACATTCTGAAATAAATCAAATAAGATCTGATGATGGTGGTACCGTTACAGGTAGATTTAGTTATGTAAATCCTAATCTACAACAGATACCAGCAAGAGATCCAGCAACAGGTCCTATGATAAGATCTTTGTTCATACCAGAAGAAGGTATGAAGTGGGGATGTTTTGATTACTCGCAACAGGAACCAAGATTGGTTGCACACTATGCTTTAAAATTTAGATTAGGTTCAGTAAATCCAATTGCAGATTCATACGAAAATGATTCATCAACAGACTTTCACAAAATAGTTGCAGAGATGGCAGAGATACCAAGATCACAAGCTAAGACAATTAACTTAGGTTTATTTTATGGTATGGGTAAAGCTAAACTTCAAGCAGAGTTAGGTGTTACAAAAGAAAAATCAGAAGAATTATTTAACAAGTATCATAACAAAGCACCATTTGTAAGACAACTGATGAATAAGGTAATGTCAGCTGCACAGAAAAAAGGTCAGATAAAAACTTTACTTGGTAGACGTTGTAGATTTCCAAAGTATGAACCTGTTTTAAGAGGTAAAGAATGGGGGACATTTGTGCCTGCAGAGGATCACGAGAGTATGTTAGATCTACAGAATATGGGACCAATTTTAAAAGACGATGAAGGAAATATTATAAAAGATAAAGAAGGTAATCCTAAGAAAAATTATTGGCATGAAAATCCAACACGTAGAGCATTTACATACAAAGCATTAAATAGATTAATTCAAGGATCTGCTGCAGACATGACAAAAAAAGCAATGGTAGAATTACACAAAGAAGGTATTACACCACATATACAAGTACATGATGAACTTGATATATCTGTGTTAAACGAGTTGGAAGCTGCCAAAATAAAAGATATCATGGAGTCAGCTGTTGACTTAGAAGTCCCCAATAAGGTAGACTATGAATCTGGCCCTAATTGGGGAGAAATAAAATGAGGACTTATGGCTTATTTAAATGCAAACATACCACCTATTTATTGCAAAATACGAAAGGAGTATCTCTATGATCTTAAAAAACATAAAGGAGATTATTTTGACTGTGTTGTCTTTGGCATTGCTTCTATTTCAGGGCGTGCAATATTGTTTCATTGTATGTTACCGAATGGTGCGGTCTTCTACAGATTACCTATTAGTGCGTTTTTTCAAAAAGAATTTGAAAGAAGTCAAGTGCCAGATATGCGAGTGGATGAGTTGCAATTGTGGAACTGTTTTAGTTACTATCCTAGTGTTCATTGTTTTGATTGGTTGGCTGGTATAAATGGCAAATTTATGGGTAGAGACAAAAAATTCCACAAAGGTCAATATCTTTTTACTATTGACTGGGCACATCCAGAGACTAATATATTAAATACGGAACATTCTGAAATACCGCAAGAGCATAAATGTGCTCACATACTTGCTTTAAAGAATGGCAATTATGCAGCTCAGCCAAATAATAGAATAATTTGGCATGTCAATAGCTACACAACAGAAAATAATTGGCCTGACTACAAGGTTCAAACTACATACTGGGACGTAGAAGGAGACGATTGGGTAACAGAGGATTCAGATAAAATGTTTTATGATATTAAGGAGAAAAAAAATGATAGATAAATGCAAAAGAATTTGTTGCAGAATTTGGGACAAAATAAAATCTATTTTTACACCAAAGAAACAATAATGATTGGAGGTTGTTATGGACTACAGGTTCACAGCAATACTAATAATTTTATTATGTTTACTGGCGGTTTTTGTACGGCCATCGCAGCCGTTGCAAGTTGACCCAAAAGATTATATAATCCCGCTACCAAAACCAAAACATGAGTAATAAACCTTTATCAATATCTGAATCTGCTGCTGTGCAGATGCCAATGAAAACGGTAGCCTCGTTAATAATTATTGTAGCGTTAGGCACGATGGGCTATTTTCAAATGGTTGAACGTTTAAATATTGCTGACACCAAGATTAAGATAATGGAACAGGATGTCGAGCAGAATACAGAGTTCAGAATAAAATGGCCACGTGGTCAAATGGGATCACTGCCCGCTGATTCTGAGCAGTACATGATGTTGGAGGATTTGTACAAGACTACCGATCGTATCAACAAACATATTGAGGATATGGCTTTAAATAAGGTAAACATAGAGTTTTTAACAAAACAGATGGACAAGGTTTTATCTGATATTGAAAAATTAAAAGATGCAAACAGGGAATATAAATACAATGGCAACGGGA